TTAGTCTTATAAATAAAAATACCCCCAAGGATTACCAAGGGGGTATTGTTTATAATTTTTAGGACTTACAAGGATACTTGCTGTACCATTCTTGGTACCGTGGTCCGTTCACAGAACTCCATGCTGACCAATCTTTACCACCCTTAGTCATGTGAAATGTTATTTGTGAATTAGTAACTGGGTTAAATAATTCAACGTTAGAGTCAAGATCGAATTTTTCTCTACGATCAGGACCCAGTTTTCCTATCATGTTTATTTGAAATACTCCATAAGAACTATCTCCAGTTTCTGAGTTGCCATTAAAAGCAAAAGGTCTTCCATTAGATTCAGCCTTTGCAATTGCACATGCTGTTCTTAATTTATCACCTTTAAACCCTATAGCCTTCAATAGGTCAACTAACTGGCTATCAGTTAATTTATGAGCATTTTCATATTTTTTTAATATACTCTCCTTAGAAACCAGAAAAGCCCCTGTAGGGGCTGGAACGGCTTCAACGGAGGGTTTAGTCAATAAATTATTATCTAAAGCATTAGCAGAATTGCTAAAAGGCGCAACCAAACCAACGATAGATAGTAACCCCAACCAAACCTTCTTTTCAATGTTTCTCATTAGTGTTACCTCCTTAGAAACAAAAACTACCTTTCGGTAGTGTATTAATTATAACATGATTTAGGGATTAAAGTCAACTTTATCAATATACCCGCACATTTATTAAAAATATTATAGTATGAAGTGGTATAATAATAAGATTATGGCTACTGGTGCAACCGCAAACTACGATCTTCCTTATCCACTATTTAGTGATCCTGTAAACATTCATGGAGATTTTCAAGATTTGGCAGAACAGATTGAACTTATATTACCTAGTCTTGTAAATCATACTATAGAGGTTAGAAATGTAAGTGGTGCAAGTATTGCAAAAGCAACCCCAGTTTATATAACTGGTTTTTCAACAAAACCAACAATTGGAAAATGTGATTCTGATGATCTTACTACATTCCCAGTTTTAGGATTAACAGATTCAGCAATTGGAAATAACACAGATGGTGTTGTTACTATTTCTGGAGTAATACTTAACGCAAACACAAATTCATTTACTGCTGGCAATGTTCTTTATGTAGCAGATGGTGGAGGATTAACAGCAACACAACCAGCAACTGGTTCTGGAGCAGTAGCAATAGTCGGAAAGGCTAATGCAACAACTGGAATACTAGTTGTAGGTCAACCAAAAGGCAACGGTAGTTGGGGATCATTGAAAGCAGGATTATCATAATGGCAACACTTAGATCTTCACAACAAGATTCTTATTCAATTGGCTCTGCACCACCTACAGTTAATTGGACAATTGTAAAAGGAGACAGTGCAGGATTTAGAGTATACGTAACAGATGACAATAAAGATCCACTTGATATTTCCGAATGGACAATTGAAATGGAAATTAAAAGACCAACAGTTGCAGGAAATTTAAATGATGCAGATCCAGCAGGAGTGTTAAACCTTACCCCTGTCGCTACAGCAGAAGATGATGATGGAGAATTTACAGTATCCCTAACATCTACTCAATCAAAAAGTTTAAATACTGGAGATATTTTTGATATTGAATTAAGAGATGCTAGCAGGGTATGGACAGTTGCTCGTGGCATATTAACAGTTATTGAAGATATTACAAACAGCGATGAGTCGTAATGGCTTATGCAACAATCATAGATTTATCTAAAAATAAATCAGAAAAAATTTCTAGGATAAATTATCCTAAAACTAAAATAAATGGGTTTGTAAGGTTTACAAAGATACAAGAGGTTTTGCCCTTTAGGGTAAGGTTTACAAACATTGGAATATCACCAACAGCCGTACCTGGAATTGGGCTTCAAATAATCGGAATTAATAACTATATTCTTTAATAATGTGATATAATTTCATCATGGCTAAAGTATCACTTGCAGCAGTAAAATCACTATTTCAAACTGGGGATAGACCCACAGAGGCAAACTATGTTGATTTAATTGACACCCTGTCAGCACAAGCAACAGATTTGGGTAGTTCTGGAAATAACGAATCAACAATTAATGGTATTGAAAATTCAACAGTATTTGATAACTTTTTAGCAAGCGAATTTAGATCAATGAGATATGTAATCTCAATTAAAAAGACTTCTGGTGGCGCAAATAAATTTTACGCCACAGAGATGAATATTCTTGTAGATGGAACAGACGTTTCAGTTACAGAATATGCAACGATAGACAACGATGGGAATATTGGCACCATCTCTGTTTCAAGGGCTGGGGATACAGTTTCACTAACTGTGGTTCCAGTGGGCGGACAAACCCCTATAACTCTACGCTACATGCGTATGGGATTAAAGGCTTAACCAAGGAGATAAAAGATGGCAACCGTAACAAAAGATTTTAGAGTAAAAGCGGGAATTGTAGTTGAGGGATCAACTGCGACCGTTAATGGACACGATATAATCACAAAAGAAATCTTTGACGCAAAGGGTGACTTAATAGTTGGTACAGGATCAAATACTGGTACTAGATTAGCCGTTGGTGCAACCAATGGACACGTTTTAACAGTAGATAGCAATGAAGCAACAGGATTAAAGTTTTCAGCACCAGCAGCAGTTGGTGTTTTTGAATCAAGCATTGTGTTTGAAGGTTCAACAGCAGATGATTATGAGACAACACTTACAGTAACTGATCCAACAGCAGATCGTACAATTACACTTCCTAACGTATCAGGTACTGTAATTACAACTGGTGATTCTGGCACAGTAACTAGCACAATGATTGCGGATGGAACAATCGTAAATGCTGATATTAACGCTAGTGCAGCAATTGCTGCTAGTAAGATTTCTGGAACAGCAGTAACCCAGGCTGACTCAGGAACAGTTACATCCACAATGATTGCTAATGACACAATTGTAGATGCAGACATTAACTCAGCAGCAGCAATTGCTCAGTCTAAGATTTCAGGTCTTACTACTGATCTTGGAAACAAGGCTTCAGCCTCAGACCTAACAACTCACACAGGAGCAACAGAAGCACACGGTGCAACTGGAGCAGTAGTTGGAACAACAAACTCACAGACACTTACAAACAAAACACTTACAAGCCCCGTAGTTTCAGGACTTACACTTTCAGACGGTTCAATCGTTCTTGAAGGTGCTACAGCAAACGATCATGAAACAACTATTACAGTAACTGATCCCACAGCGGATCGCACTATTACTTTGCCAGATGCTACAGGTACTGTTGCTCTTACAAATAATAAGTTGGATGCTTTTGCTGCAACCTCTTCATCAGAACTTCGTACAGTAATCTCTGATGAGACTGGTACTGGCGGACTTGTTTTTGCTGATACCCCAACACTTATAACACCAAACATTGGTGCTGCAACTGGTACATCTTTGGTTCTTTCAGGGGACCTGACAGTTAACGGTACAACAACTACAATTAACTCAACAGAAATTACAATTGATGATAAGAACCTTGTTCTTGGTGCAGTAACAACTCCAACGGATGCAGGCGCTGACGGTGGTGGTCTTACTCTTAAGGGTGCTACAGACAAGACTTTCAATTGGGTAGATGCAACTGATTCTTGGACATCTTCTGAGCACATGGATCTTGCTTCTGGCAAGGTATTAAAGATTAATGGAACTGAAGTTCTATCAGCAACACAGTACACTGGAAATGCTGCAACAGTAACAAATGGTATTACTACAGCAAGCAAGATTTCAGCGCTGGCTGCAACATCTTCTTCAGAACTTGCAGGAGTTATTTCAGATGAAACAGGAACTGGTGCTCTAGTATTTGCTAACACACCAACTCTTGTTACTCCAGTACTTGGTGCAGCAACTGCGACAAGCATTGCTCTTCCAGATGTTCTTCTTGGTTCTGCTCTTGCTACCGCTTCAACTTCAGCAACAACAATTGATACATGGTCAGCAACAACATACTCAAGTGCTAAATATATCGTACAAATGAAAAAAGGTAATGATATTGAAGTAATTGAATTACTTGTTACAGTTGATGGAAACAATTCCGTTTACTTAACAGAGTATGCAGATGTAATCAGCAATGCTGAACTAGGAACAACTAACGCTGTTTACAGCAGTGGAAACGTTCTTCTTCAGGTAACTGGTGCATCAGCAGATACTGCTGTTAAAGTAAGCAAAACTTACATCGAAGCATAATTAAGAATAGAGGTCAGAAGTGGCAACAGTAAATAAAGACTTTAGAGTAAAGCACGGCATTGCAGTAGCCCAAGGCGGTACTTTTGGAGGAACTGTTACAGTTGCCACTCCTACTGAAAACACACATGCAGCAACAAAACTTTATGTAGACACAGCGGTTGGAACCCCAACAATTCCTGCAGGATTAACAGCACCAGTTTCACCAAGTAATGGTGGGTTATGGTTTGATACGTTAACTGAAAGACTTCACGTTTACTACAGTGGAGAATGGTATCCAATGGCTACTCTTGAAGATGCAGAAGTTCTTCAAGACCACATTCATGATACAGCAATTGACGGTAGTGGATTAATTGTCAGTACTTTTATTAGTGGTGGAGCATATAACGAACCTGGAGTTCTTGTTAGTGCGGGGTTATACAATACAGCATCATTTGAAGCAACATATGATGGTGGAACGGCTATAGATAATTTTAATTAATTATCTGTTATAATATACATATACACCAAAGGAGTTATAAATGGCAACTAGAATGCAACAGCGCAGAGGTACTGCAGCACAATGGACATCTGCTAACCCAGTATTAAATGCTGGCGAAATGGGTTGGGAATCAGATACAAATAAATTTAAAATTGGTGATGGCACAAATCACTGGGCTGCTATAGATTACTTTGCCGATGTTAACTCAACAGTAAATCCTGCTTTTGGTACAAGCATTGTTTTTGAAGGTGCTACCGCTGATTCTTATGAGACTACCCTTCAGGTAACAGACCCAACTGCCGATAGAACTATTACTCTTCCAAATGTTGATGGTACAGTTATTACAACTGGTAACCTTTCAGACATTACTAATATTGGAGTATTTACTTCAACAATTACAATGGAAGGTTCTACAGCAAATGATCACGAACTTACAATTTCTGCAGGTGATCCAACCGCAGATCGCACAGCAACTTTTCCAGATGCTACAGGAACAATTGTTCTTGATACTGCAACCCAGACCCTTACAAATAAAACACTTACAACTCCAGTAATTTCATCTATCACCAATGGTGCTGCTACTCTTACTTTACCAACAAGCACAGGAACAATTGCCTTAACAAGTGATATTGCAGCAGGAATTGTGACTGAAACTGGAACACAAACTCTTACAAATAAATACTGCAAATGATCATGAAACAACATTTACCATTACAGATCCAACTGCCGATAGAACAATAACCTTCCCAGATGCTACAGGAACAGTTGCTTTAACAGCAAACGTAGCAGCACTTACTGGTGCAACATTTACTGGAGCGGTATCAGGAACAGATTTAACTCTTTCTGGTAACTTGACCGTTAATGGAACAACCACAACAATTAACTCAACTACTCTTGCAGTAGATGATAAAAATATTACTCTTGGAGATGTTGATACACCTTCAGACGTAACAGCAGATGGTGGCGGTATAACATTAAAGGGAGCAACAGATAAAACCTTTAACTGGGTAGATGCTACAGACTCATGGACATCTTCAGAACACATTAATCTTGCTTCTGGCAAATCTTATTCTATGAATGGAACTGCTCTTAAAGATGTATCTGAAACTCTTTCAAATAAAACATTAGCAAGTGCAGTA